CTGGGCTGCAACGGCCTTCTTAGAAGACTTACTGGCGGTCTTCTGGGAGGGTTTGACCTGAGCCTGTTTCCCAGTCCTTGTAGCTGAGAACACATCAGAGGTCGAGAGTTTCTTGAGGTCACGCTCCAGAGTCTTCTGGGCGCGAACGCGGTCCTTCATAACAGCGGAAGACATCTTCCGCAGTGCTCTGTTAGGGTATACCCACGAGCAGTGGAGACTGTTCGTCCGTCCAACGCGGGGGCCGGATCCCGTGCAGTCGTTAGACATTCCGGTTTCACCTTAGTACGCAATTCCATGACACCACGTGCCACTAATGGTAAGCGTTTTGGGATCTGAATGGACGGACACCCTGGCATTTATGAACCTCTGCTAGAGGCCCTCCACCGAAGAGGCGGGAGGAAGCGGAAAGGATCCGCCGGCGGCAAAGTTGAAAACCACGTTTTCAAGATGCTCGACGGATGGCTGGAGAAGTATGTCGGACCAAGTCGACACCAGCTTCGGCTTCCTCCTCGAGGATGCACCGTCGTGCATTCTCACGGTTGTGACGCAGGGCCTGCAAAGCGAGGAAACAAACTCGCTAGACAGGTTCTCCTGCTCCTCTCGAATATCGACAGGGGGACCAACCCCGTGATCTCGACAGGCAAGACGCAGATATGGTACACGTCCGCAGAGAGAGCAATGCTCCCAAGGCTCGGGACATCCCTCGCCGCCAGGACCATCCAAGACACCACAAGCTGAGCGCATGAAGAATAACTTCGTGCGCGCGAACTGGCAGCATGGCGAATGGCGAACCTGGCAGCAGGTCTTCCCGAGTTGAACCTCGGAGCGACAAACAGAGCACTTGAGATAAGTGCGTCTGACGGCTCTTCTGTGCGAACGCAAAAGCGTCCTGTTTGAAGCCCTCTTCCCAAATTCGAACAACTCGTATGCGACATGATCCACGATATGCGCGGCCGGACTCAAACTCCACGAGGGTTGAGTCGGCGGGGAATCCGCAATGGAAGGCCAATGCGGTCCGAACGAGAAGTCGGAATAGGGGAGCTTGGAGTAGAACTCTGTAGCCACACGGAGCTGATAGTCCGAAAACTTACAGTCCCAGTATGGGGGGAGCTCCTGCCCCATGCCCCCGAGGGCGACGGGAATGGACAAATTTCGGCCTTGGCACTCCTGATTGAGCTTCTCCTTCCAGCGGCTAAGGAAGAAGGAGACAGCTACGGGCCCAACCTGGTGAGGCATGAGCTCAAAGAGTGCCGAGACCACGCTCGACGGACGAAACACGTCGGACTCAAGCTTCTTGATCCCGAGGAGTAGACCGATTCGCACGACGGGACACCGGACAGCAATGGGCATGGGCCCAGGCTTGATCAGGTAATCCTTCGAATTTATACAAGCGTACGAAGGGTGCATGTGGGACTTCCCGGCAGATTCGGTAAGGCCGAGAGGGCCACCGATATCCCAGAAAGCCTTCTCCTGGAGACGGCTAGAAGCTGCAAGCCGGTCATCTCCGTTGATGATGAAGCAGGAGACGAGGATGCGAACCTGCTCGTCCACCACAAAACCGCGGAAACAACCGGTGAGGCCGACGCGTCGCTCAGAGGCCAAACAGACCCCCAGGTTAACCAGGCAAAGAAGCGGGAAGGAGGAGTTCTGTCCCATCAGCTGCCCGACAGTCTTGACGACCACCGGGCAATGAGCGCTGACGAGATAAACTTCATCCGCTTGAGCCAACAAAATCCCCCCAATAGGATCATCG